ATTAACCAGCAGGGCGAAAAGCCCTGCCAGCCATTAAAATATACGAATATGATAGAAATGACAATCATCATTTTAAGCCTGCTTGCCGGATATAAGATGTTCGGTGATGATAACGATAGGTTTTTCATGTGCTAAGCAAGAGCGACACGATAGTATCAACACATTAAATAAAATCATTATGGAAACAAGAAGTTTGGAATTATGGTATACCGATAGGATTGATTTGGTAGAAGCGAAAAACGGTCAAGCCGTGACCTCTTCTTTGGTGGTTGCGGACTACTTTAAGAAGGCACACAAAGATGTACTGAAAGCGATTAAATTACTGGATTGTAGCAGCATTTTTCAAGAGCGCAATTTTGCGCCCTCGTTCTATATCAGCGACTTAGCTAATGGAGGACATAAAAACAACCCCATGTACTACATGACCCGTGACGGCTTCACCTTCCTCGCCATGGGTTTCACCGGAAAGGTAGCCGCCCAGTTCAAAGAAGCCTACATCAACGCCTTCAACGAAATGGAAGAGAAGCTCCGATCCGAGCGTTGCACCAAGTACGCAGAACGCATCGTCAAAAAGCAAATCAAGGAGTTCAACCAATCATTGCAACAAACGCTCGCTAGCGGTCGCAATAAACACGGAAGTATCTACGGTGGAATGATACCCTATGGAAAGGAAGAAGTTGCGTACAACCCAAAAGAAAGCATGGAATCGAATCTAAAGCGGATATTCGGTCAAGTACATGAGATGTGTAAAGATGGCTTTCTTATGACTTCGTTAGCTGTCGAGACGAACAAGATGCTACAAGAGCTTATTAACAAGAAATAGATTTTGTCAGGGGGCTTCGGCCGACACATTAGTTGACGCCAATCAGCGGGAAAGGGTAGCTTAGGGCTGCCCTTTCTTTGATTAATCACATTGCCAACAGATTGATGATACCCTGTCTGCCAATTCCGGTAATCTTTCTATGGTAGATAATATGACCGTTGTCAGCAACCTCTTGCTTTATATCAAACCAACCAAGCGTAGAGTATTTGGTGTATGGAACCCACGTCTGATTAACTTTGTATTGTACGCCAAGTTCTTTTAAACGGTTATTGAGTTCAATTGCCGATTTAAGCCCTAGCTCTTTCGCAACCTCCGTACATGTATAGGTCTTATTGACATGAGTAAGCACAGCTACCTGTTTCTCCGCTTCAATGCGTGCCGACCGTTCCTCTTTTAGCTTAGTGAGAAGTTCAATACCGAAATCCGGATTATTCAATATCTGGTCAATAATATTGTCGGTAGCATAGATGCCATGTTTGCGGATTGAAGGTAGCACTTCACTAGTTATCCATTTACGAAACGGTTTTACCTTTTGAGAAGAACTTTGAAGGATTACATCGTAAAAACCTGATTCAGTAACAAAATTAGCTTTTGTATTTCCGATACTACCCTTTGTATAATTTAGGGCGTGTAAATCAAGCAATTGTACATCCTCGCTATCTAACCTACTCTTCACAGTTGTTGGATTTTGTAACTCCAGCACTTTGCAAATATCTGCCAAGCAGAATAATGGTTCTTCACTTGTTCCGGCTACACGCACTTCACCGAAAGCTTCATTTTTGAAAATCTGAATATCATTCATACAATTTTCGTAGTGTGCCCTTTCACACACAGGAATATAAAAAAACAGCACCGAACGCTTGAGGATCTTTCGGCACTGTTTATATATTCCCAACTCTATGGAAATACTTAATATCTTATATGCGCTTCCCCAAGCTGTATCGCACTACAAATATAGCAAGTTTTTATTATTTGGCAAACAATTATTTTATTTTTCTCTCGACGGTGTTTTATTGTTCTATTTTTCCTAAACTTTTTGTATAACCCCCGTGATTTTTCTAACAATGCACACCAAATATTATTCTATTCTTCGTATTACGGATATATGTATTCGACGAAAACACCCTTGTATTCTTCTCCCTCTTTTGCATACCAAATACTGCCATCCTCTTTTTTGAATAGAACATACACTGATTTCTCCATTTTAGCCGCCTTCTTTGCGATTTCCCGCATTTTCTCTTCAGAAGCAAGCCTCTTATTGCCTTGACACCAACAACTCATAATACGCCAAATTTTGAAAAGTAATTTTTGAGAGCCGGATTAAGTACATATTTGAGGAAGTATTCACGAGACTTCCCTCCTACTCCCAATATGGCACTCCCATACTTCCTTTCTATATCCGGGCCTATGTCGCTTCCTCTTGTTTCTATCTTCAATCCCTTTGAGGACGAAGAGACACGTATAGAATCATAGAATTCGCCTGTTATAATGAGGTTGGGAGTATAAATATCTCTAGCCGGATAGCCCTGGAAAGAGGGAGTAGGTTTTGTTATTCTCTTCTTCATCTTAGCGTACCCCTTTGCATTGTTCTTCCACTTCCCGGCTTCATCAGTAGCAAACCAAGGGTCATTCAAGTAAGTCGGTCGCAATGGTTTATCATTCCCATTTACACCTGAATACAACTGCTCTGTCACAAATTCCCTAACAAGAGATTTGTTCGAATCCATGGTATTTTGAATCTCTCCTTCAAACCCATTAACAAAAGCTGTCACATTATCCAATGCTTCTTTTATTGTAGCCATATTCAATTGATAAATAATAGAAAAAGGGAAGGCTACAGCCCTCCCTCCTCTGAAAAATAACCACTTTAAATAATACTCTCTGAAGGAGATCTGACACCTACAATTCTATCATAGATATCAGAGAGAATACTTTCCTTTTCATTTTCAGTCCGACCAGAAAAAAGGACTTTATGTTTAGCAATAAACTCTTTTTTCTTCATTTTCCGCACTTCTTCATCTACGAAATTGATTCCCTCGACTTTCATGATACCCATTGTTCAATGCCGACAACACCATTCTCTTGTAAAACCTTCGGAGACTTCAATGAAGGAGTGCCGGTTGCCGTAATAACCAAATTTCCATTTTCAAACTTAACGGCAGACACCTCGCCATCAAAGCAAGAACTTGCTCCTTCTGACAATGCTTTACCAAAGAAAGAAGTAACATCCAGATTTCCGAAGTGCTCTTTCAATTTATAATTGTTCTCTCCGGTATCCAGTTTTACAAGTTCAACATATACAAGGCCTTTCAAGGCTTCCACTACATCGAACTTATATACACGGTAATCAGCGTTTTTCACATACTTCTCATAGTCCTTGAACATTGTTCCTACCGTTAAATTAGCCTCGGTACCGGACGAATCCCAATCTTGACCACCCGGATATATACCAGCAAGAGGAATACCGGCTAAAATATCAGTCCCGTCATTCATTCCATAAACAACATTGTTTTCATCCACGAAATAGACATCAAAAGCCACTCCTTTAGCAGCCATGATATTTGCCTTTAAACTGGCGTCATATTCATCGACAGTCCACACATCATCTTTTGCTGAATACGAAGTGATTTTATTTGGACCGTAACCGGTAGCGTTTTTATTCGCTTCACCGCCCGAGGGTGCGTATTCAATAATGGTTTTAATCGGAAAGATTCGATTTGGTCTATCATCGTGACAAGCAGCCTCCAGTAATTCAGCAGTCGCATTTGCCGGTAGCTTATAACCATGCATAGTCAATATAATAGCCTTTACCTTTCCGGGATCAAGCAAACATTTTGAGGAGCCGGTATTAAACTGAGCTATACCAGCGCATTCTCTAAGTTCTATCGCCATAACATTTATTATTTTTGATTCTTATATTCAAATTCTTTATCTCAATAGCATCAATGAAATCTCTAAATGGTTTTCCGTCAGCTTCCACGCCTTTTCTGCCATATCGGTAGTTTTCCGTATACAAATGGGGAACTATACCGCTATATTCATTAATCAGGTCAGGAGAGGATAATATGCTACGAATAAATGCATCATACACTGGCCGAAGTACTCTTTGAAAAGAAACCTTCTCTCTTTCCTCGTTAGTATACCCTTTTTGAGTATCAATCATAATAAGAAATTCAAGAGTCGCACCGAAAGTTTTGGATGTACGATCTTCGATATATGGTGAATACAGACATATTATAGGGAATTTTAAGAAACTTGTTTTCTGAGACTCACTCCATTCTGTCAATTGACCTGCAATGTATTCCCAATCCCCAAACATGTAAGATACGTTATTACCGTATATCTTAGCAGTATCTGCAACGACATCTCTAAATATGTCATTAATTGATTTCATATTCCCATTCCATTAATATATTCAAGCATAGCGCAGTTGAAAGAAAAACCTTCATATTCCTTATCTGATTTAAGAAAGTCATACAGGTCCTTATTCATCTGTACCATATCGTTCCAGGCAGAAACCAAAAGAATATTAGGATTAGCCTTCTCATCTCCAGAAGCATATACAGTTCCTACCGGAGTCTGTTTTATGCCACATCTTCTTACATAATGAAAATATACATAATTAGCCACCGGACTATATCCCCGAAAAGAAAGTTTATCCTTCAATTTTTCCCATTTATCGACCTTATCTTCTTTTGATGAAAGATATTCAATAAATTTACGGCTCATACTTTCCCCTAAAACAAGTCGGAGATATTCTCTTTCATACAAATCAATATATGATTGCAAATTATCTCTTTCCGCCATTCTAGTTGGTGAATCATTATCTATATCCCAGATAATGCCAATATTTAGAATCCCCGTAAAGTATGAACCGTCAATAATCATGAATTAATCTTTTTACGTTTTGTGAAAAGTTCTTCGCATCCTAAAGCCTTGGCATCATTAACCAATTCGCTAGTCGCTTCAATTTTACCTTCTGCATAAAACTTGCTGGCAAGAGGCATGCCTACCATAACTTCCTCTCCACTTTTATACATTGTACCATCTTTGATAAACGTTACCTTGTAGCGTTTTGTCAAATTCATATTATATTCTCTTCCCATACTTTAATCAAATTGATTTGGTAATACCTTCAATAACTGTATTGAATTTGTCCTTAACAAATGCTGTCTTATATTGCGACTTGATGTAACACATCAGCCTTTTTTCAGCAAGCACCGTTACAATATTCTTTCTGAAATCATCGTTTTCCCAACCTAGAGAAATTGAAAGAGCCCATAAGTCACGAATATTCAAATAAGAGAAATCTCCCATGATAAAGTCCCCCTGTGCTACTGCGGTAGTAGTTTCAACTCTTAATCCCTGAATCAACTCATCGTTGTATCGGAATGGGCGTAAGTACTGTCCGTTAGCATCTTTCGTTAATTGCATTGAAGCATAATCCAAAGGATTCATCAACACCAAGTTTGGACGATAAGCCATTTCACTAGTGGAGACGATTTGAGAATAAGCAGCAACAAGAGCGTCAAACATATTAGCCTTATCAATATAGAAGTTTGTCAAAGAGAAAGCCGGCATATCTGCGGCCACACCTTTGATTTCTCCAGACGATCCTGTACCTTCCAAAATTCCCTGTTCTTCCTTTATACCAAGCTTATTGACCATTTCCGTTTGTACCTCATTCACAAAGCTTGGAAAATCAGAAAGAGTTTCCTCTGTGAATTTAGCAGCAATAGCGACCTTGGCTGCCGTAACGGTCTTTTCTGCTAAAGTTGCATCCATTAACGGTTTTAATCCGCCTTCGGGAACCCAAGCTGCATCACCATCTTTACTAACATATTCTGCATAAATAAGCGACCTGCTGTTAGTCCCAGAAACACTTGCATAATTACGAATTACAGTTTGAGATCTTGGATTTACAGATAAATTGGGATCGATCTCAACACCATAATGAGGGGCCAAAGAACCAGACGATATAACCGCAGCATCCTTTGTATTTACTACCAGATTCAACTCTAACTTATTGCCCGGAGATGCTTTGCATGCAGACTTCAAATCAACTGTAGAACAACCATTTTGGTTTTCGGTAATATAAGCTTTTAACTGTTCCCGAAGTTGATCTTCAATAGACTTTAATTTATATGTCCCTCCTTTTGTCTTTTCGGTGGCCGCCTTAATGCGTACAATTGTTTCTTCAAAAGATTTTAAGCGTTCATTGATAGATTCACTATCTGCAAATCCTTTTACTTCTTTCTTTAACTCCTCAATAGATTTTGTTGCATCTTCGATTGATTCCTTCATGGACTTAGAATCAATTTCATCTTTCATAAACTGATCAAAGAGAGCTTCCATATAGCCGTCAAGCCCTTTGGAAAACACATCGAAAACTTTAGATTCATCTTCGGACAATCCTTTTGTATCAAGAAAGTCTTTAAACTCAATCTTTTTCACTTCTTTTCCCATACTTACTTTAATTTTAAATTTTTGAACATCGATTTCACCTTATTGCCATGCATGTCGGCTTCCTTTTCTTCAAGTGAAGATTCTTTCCGATTCTCCGGCTTGAAAGATGCAAGTGACATTGCTTTTGATATAATTCTTTGTATCTTCTGTTGCTTGGTTGCGGACATTCCTGAACACATTTCAGATATTTCGAAATTTAATTCCTCATAAGCTTTTTCAGTATCTCTTAAACATTTTCACCCCAAATATTCAGTTTCCCCATTGCAACCGATAGAGACTACTGATATCTCATAAAGCTTTACCTCTTTCACAATGAAAGCGTCTTTTTCCGCATCGTATTCGCAATTTTCCCACACATATTGATAACCTATAGAGAACTGGTTTAAAGTTCCAGATTCGAGCTGTTTTATTGCCTGTTCTCCTCTCGGTACTTCATCTATTATTGCTTCAAAATAAAGCCCCTTTTCATCTTCGTTCAATACTGTAATCCGACCTATAGGTTCATTCATGTTATGCATCCACAACATGATTATCTTGTCATTTGCAGAACTCTCTGGACCTCGATCTTGGATACTCTTCGAGAAACAACCCTTAACCAATATATCTCCGGCTTTATCTTTATTCCCAAAGACCGCAGCATAACCGCTAATAGTACGGCTTTCGTTGTCGTAGTTTACTTCTTTAGCATAAATGGAGAATGTCTTATACTGCATCCCCATTCTTCCGCTATATTTATTAGTTTTATCCATTTTCAATAGAGTTATTAGTTTTTAATTCACCTTTTGGATTATCAGGATCAATATCTATAAACTTTGCTAGCTCATTTCTGGATTCATCAAGAGTTATTTGACCTTTTTCAACTAACTGAATTAAAGAAGAAGCCATTTTCTGAAATGCAGAAGAAGATGATGATTTATCCTTTTGAAGGCAGTCTACATGGGTATAATCCAGCTTTATAAAAACACCCTTAGGGCAAATAGCGTCCGTTAAAGCTTCTGCAACTTTTTCAGAATCAGGAATAATAAGACCTTGATAAGCTGATTTTTCAGCTATGCTTTTATTGTCATATTTGGATTCGTCAAATAAACTATAATCAACTCCTACCGCATTGCATATCTTTCTGCTACATCGTTCATCCTCTTCATGAAGTTTAAGCTGGGAGGAGTCATAATTCAAAGGAATCCAACCAAGTTTTATTTTTGATGTCAGAATTGGGAATTTATTGAGAATGCCATATTTTTCTTTTAGTTTAGATTCCAATATTTCTTTTTCCTCTGGTGTCATAACTTGATTACCCATCTTATCGGTATAATCAGAATAAATAATACCTTTGGGACCGCCATTTACAATTAACTGATAACTGGCTGTCATCGCTGCAATCCAGTTATTAACCGGCATAGAAAGGGAGTCTGTAACAGAAGAGAATTCTATATCTCGATTGGAACCATTAACATTTGCAGAACTATCGTAAATTACAAAGTAGTCTTCGTCTGATAATTCTTCCCGCAAACCATCCCACTCCAAGTATACGCTAGAAACAATATCCTTTATATCATACTGGCGAAATAGTTTCCCAGAAGAAACCATGTGAAATATCTGTGCAGGTATGACATACATTGCGAGTGGCAATGATTTTTTTGTTGCTCTTACTGTAAAAATGGGACAATATCCGAAAAGTTTAAGAGACATCTCAATCTCTTTTAAAAAACCAACCCTTGTTTGAAGTGGATTAGGACGTGACAACAACTCTCTAATTTCGTTATATTCCTCTTTTTCATTACCTTCCTTATCTGTGACATATATTTTCCCATTCGCAAAAAGAGAACCTATTTTATTTACAACAGTAGAAAACGGGGTACATACAAGAAGAGAATCTGCTTTATCCCTATCCAATGTTAGATCATAATCATTTTTAATTTTACCAGATGGCGAGAAGAAATTGGAAAGATACCAGAAATTCCCATTAGAATCCTTTTCAATAGCCTTTACTGTCTCTCTCATGGAGGGAACAGATATATTAATCCTTTTTTGAAACCAATTTCCTAATTTAGACATAAAAAGAATGATTACCTGATTTGAGATAACCATTCCCTACGAAATGAAGAGGTCTTTACGGACAAAAACACTAACGAAAAAATCCGATAGTATAAAAACGTATAGGTTCCGTGCGTCTTCACACGAAGGGATTGGTATCCTCACTGCAAATATAGAAATAATTTCTATTTAGTCCAAATAAAAATAGATAAATTATTTATGATGAAATAGATATGTTTATATAAACAGAAAAAGCAGCTTTAAAAGCTACTCTTTCTTTTCGATGGCGTCAACTTTCAATGTGCCGGAACCGATGCCCCTGACACTGGTTTATTTCGATTTTTCAATCTTCATTTTTATTATCCTAGGAGAAGATGAATACTTCGTATTCAACTCCTTCTCCATTTCAGACATTTTTTCCTTTAGTTTTAGATATTCGTTTGTCAAAAGAACAACTCTTTGTAACAAGACTTCATACATATCCATAGTGATATATTTTTATGGTGTGATTCGTGTGATTATTCGATATAAATGTGTATATTCCCTGTGTATTAATTAACACACAGGGGTGATGCAAATATGCTGTCGCTTATACAATCAAGCCAATTTTGTGAGTTGAAAGCCTAATAGCCCCAATAGTTCTATAAATTTATCCTCATACCACAAAGGTTGAGTACTTTTAGGATTGTTATGGTTAACTTGATTTTCACCATACAAAAGACCTGATTCAGTTATGGATTTGAAAGGCTTGTCTTTACCATGTGACGATTTTCTTTTCATCTCACATAAGAATCCCTTTTGAATTGCTCTTTGATTAAACGCTTGTGCGCTGATAGATAATCCTTTTTCTTTGAGCAATTCAGTAGCGGACTTTACTATCCCTTTGCTTGGGGTATAATCGGGAGTAGGTAATCCGAGAGGAGTAGCTACTTTCCCAAGCAATGAAAGTTTAGAAGAATCGTTAAGATTAAGCAGCTCACTTACACCCTTTACCCATTCAAGACCAACACGAACTTTTGTTGTTAAGGATGGCTCACGTTTGGGTTTGTTCTGATCTTCGATTGTTTTCTGGACAGTGTGGTGGAATACTTGTCTGTAAACTTCAAACACAGGTCTTACTTTGCGGGCGATGAAGAACTCCATACAGGAAACGGTAAGGTAATAATCAATTCGTCTTGAAGACCCAATTCCGTTTTGACATTCCACTTTTTGGGTGACTGCCTGATAATCAACATCTTCAATAAACTTATCTTTAAGTTCATTTACAGCTTTATGCTTGTCTTGATATACAAGCATCCACACCTCATCAAAATTGATTGGAAACTCGTTATCGGATTGTGATAACTTTAATACTGCGTTGAAATACGCTTTGATTTCGCTTTCGCTACTTTCCTTTGATAGAATAATTTCTTTTGCCATAATTTGTAGGTCTTTATTGGCATTATAGACAGAAAAACGGCTGTCCTTTCCCGATGACCTACACCAATGAATGGCAGGGAGAGCATTAACTTCTCCACTCGGGGGTAACAGCCGCTATATTATATGCAGCGATACAGGCATAAAAATAGCCCGCAATTAGCGAGCTTCCGCACGCCATTCATTATGTAGGTCGCTGCAAATATACTTCTTTTTCCTATAACGCCAAAGTTTTACATAAAAATTTTATTTGATTATTATTGAATGAATATTATTAAAATGTTCTATTTTTAAAATACTCAAAAGATTAATTAGAAAAATACCGAGGGTTATACAAAAACGAATGTTCTGTTTTTAAGATTATATCATTTTTAAAGATTTCACACGAGCACATACACAAGATAGCACATACATACTTTCAAAACTGTTAATGCCGTCATAATCAGACATATTAGCTATTAATGCACTAAATGAATCATCCAATTCTGGAAAACAGATTGTTTTAATAATCGATTTATAAGATTCAATCATGGTTTTCTTGTCTGCTGTTTCTTCTCTTACCCACAAATTATGATCAACACGCCTTCTATAATCGTCTGCATAATGTTTCATCTCAACAGGTATCTCCATTTGTGCATTCCCGTCTATTTTATTAATAAGCTGGTCAACAGGTATTAACGAATCGGAGAACAAGCAATCAATCATGAATATCTTTCCGTCAACAGCACAATAAGAAACCATTATAAATAGCCCATTAATATTCGGGTGTATCTCAACAAATATATGGTTATTTTCTCCCATCTCTTCTTTCTTGTAGTACAGGACATCTATTTCACCTCTCATTTCCACAGTTCCTGTAAGAGCATCGCAAGCATCATCATAAGCATTCTTCCCTTTCTTCCTATATGTTTTCAGTTGAGACGCAAACTCCGGCCACCTCCTTTCCCAATCAGTAGGAAAATAAGTAAGATTTATCACCTCGGAAGATCTGGTAAAGATCCGAACCTCCTTGTTTTTTGACTGATGAAACCAGCTTACTTGAGTCCTAGGATTACCAATTATCCGCATCTGTTTCTCTACATTCCTAGCAAATCCTCTTCCTCCATTATTGCTTTCTATATTCGCCTTGGATATTTGGTCTTTAGTAAGCATTTTAGCTGTTTCCGGCTCGGTAAATTCCATGTCCTTTTGTGTAAAAAGGACATCAATAATGAAATTTCCTATCTCCGTATCAATATAATCAATAGAGCATAAATAATCACTCCCCGTATCTGCTGTATCTGTGTAATTCTTTCTTATTGCCCTATTTGTGATTGGTATAGTATCATAAGTTTTAAATTTACTATACATTAAGCCCTCCATAGGAGTAGGATTCTGCATATATTGAGTTTCAAAGACATAGCTGTTTACTTTTTGCATTCTATGCAGTTCTTCAAGTGTATGCTTAAACTCCCATAAGGCTTTCTCTTCTCCATTTTCATAGACTATTACAGGAAGTGACAAAACAGTCCATTCTCCTGGCTCCGTTTCCATTAAATATCCGCAAAGGTCATTCTCATGAAGCCTTTGCATGATGATTATGATAGGGGTATTCCGTGAGTTTACACGGTTTCTTATTGTTGTTTCAAACCTTTGATTTACTTTTTCCCTAGGAGTGTCAGATATCGCATCTTCAGGCTTAACCGGATCGTCAATAATCAATGCACCTGCAAATTTAGAAGAAGGTTTGAATTCTTCTAATGCTTCGGATAAATCGTTTTTATTATCGACAGCACCGGCTCCAAAACCTGTAACTTGCCCCCCAGCAGCCGTAGCGTACATGCCACCTCCTTCTGTTGTGTACCATTTCTTTTTTGCATCACTAGTTTTCTTTATGCCTACATAAGGAAATATACGCTTGTATTCTTCCGACTTAACTATATCTCTTACCTCCTCCGAATTATCATTAGCAAGATCATCAGAATAAGACAAATGAAGAAATTTGGCAGATGGATTGATTGCAAGTCCATACGATATGAAATTCTTAACTACTAATTCCGTCTTGGAATACCTCGGAGCTATGTTTATAATCAGTTTCTTTATTTTTCCGTCAATCACATCATCAAGAGCCTGGCATATCTTTACGTGATGTTCGTTTACTACAAATTTACGACCAAATCTTGCTTTAAAGAAATACCTCGTATAGTTCAATGTTCCTGACAAGCAAAATGCCCGTATGTAATCATATCCTTCCCCCATCATAAGTCTTCTATTATTCGTTTGGCTTCCTCTTTACTCATAGGAGATACAATGTTTATATTCATATCTTGAGGAGAATCAAAGCCAAGCATTTTGCAAATGCGCTGGATAGTCCATGTACGCCCATTTAGTTTTATTTCAATCCCATCCTTTCCTTGTTTCACGCTTTCGACCTGCATTGCCATTTCATCAGTCCAATCTTCGCTATCTTTGAAAATGACATTGCCGTTTTTTATGGTAAGGAAATTACGTATGTCAGCATACATAAAACTTTTAAGCATATTTAATACCTCTTCTTTTGTAATGTCTGATCTCCTCTTTAGTTCTTCTTGAAGCTCTTTTACCCTTACCAAAACCTTACCATTATCTAACAGAGCCGACGCTTTTGTCCATACCACTTTATCAGCCCAATTTTCACTACTTGGATATGCACGCCTATAAGCCTCAGATGCATTCCCGCACTCAATATAGTAATTGCAAAATTTTTCCTGTTTTACTGATAACTTCATGTCTTTTCGTCTGATTAGCTACATGCCACTTGACATGTAGCACAAAGTTAGTAATTTCAGTTTATTATTTTACACTCTTCCCCCACATTTCCGCATTATACAGGGCATAAGCATATAGCTTTATCTCTTCGCTGGTTTCCAGGAATTTCACTTTCATGGCTTCTTCATACATTCCGCCAATAGGTTGCTGTTTATCTCTTGCTTCATAATCATTTTAAAGGATCAATTATTTATTCTCCGTCTTCTATTTTTTTTTTAAGATTACTGTATTCATCCTCAATGCACTTGCTTATCTTGGCTGCATCTTCGTAACGTTCAGACTCTATCAGTATTCTTTTTATCTCTTCAAGCTGATTGATGTATACGATGTCATTGCGGTCCGCTACATGCTGAATATAACTTTTGATGCCATTCAGCTTGTCCTCCATGCGTCTGTGCCATTTGCTTATCAAAATTACAACAATGGCAACGGTTGTGGCATTGAGGATGAATAACGCTATTTTAAGTATTAATTCTGCTATTTCGCTTATTGGCATGGCTATTCCTCCTTCTTTAATTCCTCAATAAGAGCATCAGCAAATATAACTGCGGCACGTGCAATATTAGTTTGAATTTGTCTTTGACCATGCTCTGCTCCCTCACATAAAACCTGATGATAGAAATCTTCATTTGACATTATTGCAGTAACTGTTTCCTTTGCTATTTCATAGCGTCTCTGTTCCCAATCAATTGCTGAATTTCCAATATTCAAAAAATCAAGGTCACATTCTCTGAAAATCATATTATCGCATACATATAAATTATCATCACTATGTTGCGCATTTATATTGAATTTCGGAATTACGTCTATTAAAACTCCAGTTGCTTTTACTCTTGCTTTCATATTAGTCTCCTTTCTCCTTAATCCGCTCTAGTACATCCTTGTTGGCTTCGAGTATCTCATCGAAAGAGGGGATGGGCATCCAATAGATTACATCATCTCTATGATAACTCTCACTTGCAGCGCAGTCATACCAAAAGTGATATTCCATATCTTCGTTGTAATCTTCATCATAATGCGCTATTCTTATTGTTCCATCTACAAGCATTACTAATTTTTCGTTTGTATCTTCAGGCAACCGCTCTTTCATGCTTATCCAAGGGGATTGCTTCGACTGCCATTCTGCCCCACACTGAAAATCCTCCATACAATTATCATGTCTGGAAACATAGTTATCTGCGTCCACTTCTTTTAGAACGTCTTTTCTGAATTTCGTTTTATGAGTAGCATAATCATACGCTGCTTCTTCTAATGTCTGTTTCATATTATGGTTTATTAGATTAATATTTCTTCCCGTGCATTTTTTCACGGAGTTCGTTATACTTCATTTTCTGCTCGATGTGCCAGAGCAAATCTATGTTCAGATGCTTGGCAAGTCCGAAAATCTTAATGAATGAATATACTATATCTCTGTCAATAAGACTCTTGGTGATATTGAAAATGGATTCTGTAATTGTCTTATCTATGAATATACTTGAATATTCTTCAAGCACTTCGTCATCCAAACAGTCATTCTCCAACTCAATCTTACGCAGTCCGCACAAGTCAAGCAAGCGTATTGCTGCATCGGCAATCTCTTCGGCAACTGTACCTTTAATGCAGTAGTCATATACCTGCTTTAAGCTATTCTTTGGATATGATATACCGCAGTTAAATTGCTCTATAAGAGGCTGTTTCCCTTTCCTATCCGCTTCCACAGCCTCCATTAGCTCCGATATTATTAGGCAAAGACAATGTTCATTGCTCAACTCCTGATCGTGAAATCCGTGCTCACAAGCGTTTTTGTAGGACTTATCTCTTAATTCGTTTAAATTCATTTCTATTTTATATTGATAAAAGGGCACGATTTCCAAGAGAAGTATAAATTGTCACATTTAAAACTTTATCGTCAAAAATGGAGAACGTGCCCATATTATTATTACTTTTGTTATGTCACATTTAAATATTAATTTATCGTTATGAAATTAACAGAAGAACAAAAATTAAAACTTCAGCAAAACCTAAAAGGAAAAGGAATTTGCTCTAACTGTGGATTTGATGGCGGCATAGAGCCTCTAAATGCACAATTTCAACTACAATCCCCTGTAATTAACAATGGAGTGATTGATCTCAATTCACCAGTTAATTCATGGCCTGTTATTGCCGTTAGATGCCCTAAATGCGGATTAATTTCGCTTTTTGACGCTAACTTCCTTGACATTTAACCATTGTAGTACTCGCAATGGTTGCAATCTTTTGGACTGCCGTACTTGTTTTAAACTTGTACGGCTTTTTTCTATATTCTTCATTTCTATTTTGATTTGAATTAAACTTCTTATTCGCAAAGTCCATGATAAAGGCTCATGCAACTATATCCGCCTTCTGGTTCAAACATATCATCCATACCTACATCGTTACGGTTTACATACTCGAAAACTTCCTGTACTGTTGGATAAGTCCTATTCTTGCAGAAGCGATTGGGGATGTAACCGGGTGAGAAGAAAGACGAACCTTTTGGAGTTTCTTCTTTCATCCTTTGCTCTGCATCTATCAAGCGGTTACGCCCGAACTCTTCTTGTGAAATGAGTTTGACTTCCTGCTTTCGGCACATAATACAAGGATAGCAACCAACACGGGAAAATCCACGAAAATACAAAGGATTTGGCTTTTGTCCGGCAGATAAGATATGATTTATTACTTCTTGTGCCGACCACTGAAAAATCGGACGGGAAACGCTTGCATCATAGTGTTCACACCATTTAAGTACATCTTTTCTACGATAATCCTGCTTCCATACTTCAACAATCTTTCCTTTGCGATTCTTTTTAATGCGTTCGTAATACTCCCCAAAGTAATTGCATTCATAGGGAAGTTTAGCACGCTCTTCACTTTCCTTTGCCCGGATGCCTTGTATAATCACGCAAGGTTCAGTAAGTGAGAGAATGTAATCAATCATCGGTTTAATTTTCAATTCTGAAGTACAAAACCTTCTTTGGGAAGACGGGAACCGGGAGCGCTTGATAGACATATCTACAAAATCAGTATATTTCTTGCTTCTCAAAACTACTAATTTAACATCAAGCTGTTTGCACACGTCACTAATATGTTGATAGGTATCGGGATGCTCCCAACCAGTATCACAGAAAACAGCTTCTATTTTATCGGCTCCGTATTTATTGGCAGCTTGGATCAAGCAAGCTTGTGAATCCTTTCCGCCAGAAAAACTTACTATTATCTTCATTTGATTCCTTTCTAAATTTATTTAAATTACACAAATAGCGATTGCTGGATACGTGATAACACAAATTTATTCGCATCAGCAAAGAACTTTTTTTTAATCTCAAATCCGTATGCCCTGCGTCCCAACTGGGCAGCAGCTAATAAGGTAGAACCGCTTCCGGCACATGGATCAATAACGACATCACCTTTGTCGGTGAATATCTCTATCAGTCTACGAAGCAAAGGAACCGGCTTTTGTGTATTGTGAACCTTCGGAGTTTCATTGTCCAACACCCAATCAAAGCAATTGAAGATCATCCGACCATCGTTGTTAAACTTTGGAAGTTTATCGCGGTAAAGCAACAATCCATATTCACAATTGCCGACTATCTTCATATTGGCTTTCAAGACTTGCGCTGAAAAGTTCTTTCTGAATACAAGATTGATGTAATTATTCAGCCCATATCTTTTACCCAGTTCAATATACCGGAACTGGTCTTCAAATTCACAAAAGATTATCATGCAAGGCGCCTTGCCTTTTTCTTTGGGTTCCTTTACAAGCATCTGGGAGCAGAAGTGCATAAACTCTGCCGGGCGAAAATCTTTATCGGTATCAAAGAATTGTTTGCCGGCCTTATCACTTTCCCCGTTCTTGTTATCTCCGTCCACATACCATGAAGGGTTAGAAGCATAAGCACTATTGCCTAAATTGTAAGGGACATCAGCTATAATTAGTTGAGCCTTGGGAATGCCATAGACTTTATAATTCTGGAAATGGTCATTATATAGTTCTATTTCTTTCATTTCTGATTTATTATTAATCAATTGGTAACTCTTGAATTTTTCTCATAATATCCGTAACTTCGTCTGCTGTGATATAACCTATTACATCATCTGTTATTGGTGTAGCATAGCATAATATACCATCTTTAAGTATTCCAACCTCATAAGTATCTATACCATTAGAATAGAACATAGAACCGAATATGACGCTAATTCCATAACCGTTTTCAAAATTCATTTTTGCCTGTTTAGCTTCTGCATATTCTTTAGCAAGATATAAAGGAAGTTTTTGAGCTTCTCCTGCTATTGGATGCGGAATAAATACCAAATCTTTGAAATTCTTTATTTTGCTCATATTTATTCTGTTTTACGCAAATCATTGATAATAATTCAAGAACTTGCAAGGTTGTTACTTGGTCCTATTCATTAAAAAATTGTTTATCAAACTCCTTAATGCATTCAAATAAGTACTTTGCAATGCAAGGATTAACAGCATTTCCTATTGAGCCAACTCTGTGTGTCCAATTGGGAAACCCATCATCATTTCTAACAGTGCTATGCGCTGGGATTTCAAGAATCCTTTTTGCGCAAGTATATCCGACACTCGTATCTGATGTCCACTGTTTAAATATCGAGTTAAAGCATCCATCGTTGCAAATGTCGCCTTGCATTCCGATTTTGTCGGAGTAGGCAATAAGGTAAAGTCTTTCTCTTTTGTGTGGGTATCCAAAAGCGTAGTTTGATATACATTGCCATTCCGCATCATACCCGATTTTGGAAAGGTCGCATAAGACTTGTTCGAAACCGGAAATAACGAGAGCTGGCGAATTTTCAACGATGACGTATTTAGGTCTAACCTCCCATATAATTCGGTACATTTCACTCCATAACCCGGAACGTTTGCCTTTAATACCTTCACGTTTTCCGGCAACGCTGATATCTTGACACGGAAATCCTCCACTAATGATGTCCACATATCTGAGTCCGGTTGTTTTTGTAATATCTGTGAATCTTTCTGCATGAGGAAATTTGTTTTTTAATATTTCACCTTGAAATCTTTCTATCTCACAATTCCACAAAGTATCAATGCCTGCCATTTCAGCCCCCAATTCAAAGCCGCCAATCCCGCTAAACAAAGAGCCATGTGTTAGTTTACTTTGTTTCATCATCATTCGTTGTTTAATTAATTGCATCCATTAAGTAGTCTGATATTGCGTAGACTACCAGATAAAATAAGATGTTAACTCCTAGGAGAAGGAGGATGTTTAGCAACACTCTCATAACCAATCCAGCTCCTCACTACTTTTGAAAATATGAGCGAACGTACTTTTTTCGTCTGATAGATTGAGACCAAGTTGTGACGGAAAACGCTTGATGTAATTATAAAATTCAAACATCTTTTTATCATCATCTCCACATCTGTCAATTAACAACCTGATAAACGCAAGAAGACAATCGGAGTCGTTGCCGAAATTTTCCTGAGTGGAGAACTGGGTTTTGTCAACATCTTGTTTTAATTTACGGATAGCGGCTATTGCAGTGTTGAAATTACGTTTTGCATCGTAACGCAGTTCATAGCCTTGTTTACCCATTTCACTTCTCAAGTCATAGAGAAGGGTTTCTACAACATCTGTCAACACATAGGTTAAGTTGAGTGTTGTATTAAGATTTGTTGTTCCTACTAACATGATTTCACTTGTTTCTTATTTGAATGAATCCTCGTTTTTCTGTCTCTCTAAGGAGTTTCATATCTTCTTCCTTGATATCACAGGGAGTCTCACCGTTCACGGTAGTATAGTCCGGGATATTAAACTTATCCCTGATTCTCTTTTTGATTCTGGGTATATCTTTGGGATCAAGATGCCTTGTTTCCCAATAAATAGTTACTTTCATGATTCTTGCTTATTATAAAACTCTTTCAATTGCATTTTCTGCTTTTTAAATCTTCTTTTAACCAACTCATCCATTAAACTGTTAGATATACGCAAGGCATTGATAGCAGATTCATCACCAGATGATGCACGCTTTTCAAGTTCCGTCCTATACTCTTCATAGAACATACCGGACATAGACTTTAATTCATCCTCTATATGCGATTTATGCTCATTCCAGGACTGGGTGTCGGCAGCAGTACATCGTTCTTTATTATACTCACGAAGCCAACTCATAATCACCTGCCCATCAATACGATTGTATATTCGTCCGTATTTCATCTTCATGGCATTTTTAAAACAGAGTTTCAAGTCGTCCATTTTGAAATACGGATATTCCTCCATAATCAAATCAACGGTTATAGCTACCTGAACATCAGACATAGTTTCAGTAGCATTGAAAAACTCCAAAGCATCGGCAAGTAAAAGAACAACGGCAGCTCTTGACTTTGTTTCTCCAAGTATCCTTGTGATTGTTCCTATTGCTGGTTCTGAACTTAAAAATACATCTTCAATCGTTTTGGGGCGAAGCATCTTGCAATATCGCTCCGGCGAGGTCTTTAAGGCGGCTAACCGACTCTCTTCTTGTGGCGGCAGTATCAGTTCGTTTTCCATTGTAATTACCTTCTAAAATTTTAGTGTAATTTGCTTGTTTAAATATCCAATCAAAGTTACACTTCCAGTTGCGGTCATTTCCTCCAAGAAGAAAGGGACTCTGAAGAACAAGATTGAAAGCTGTTCTGACGGATTCTTTGCCATATTGGGATATCCGGGCTTTTACGGCTTTTTTTCTATCCTCGGTCATTGACTTTATCTGCTGAAGTTTGTCCTTGAATGTAGCGTTATAGTATTCCATTAATCCATTGTAATCAACCTTTTCAGAGAGGGAGGGCGAAGAAAGCTTGTCTTTCTTTGATACTCCGTTAGGAGTATTTTCTTTCTTTTGATTATTAAGAGACATATCTATGCACTCTCTTTCTTTATCTTTCTTTGTATTTGTGCCCTCCGTGTGCCCTAATTTTTGTGAAAATTCAAATTGTGGCGGGTTATTATTCATAGGCTGTGCCGCAAGTTGTGCCTTTAGTTGTGCCCATTCTTCTTTTAAACTATTGATCTCCACGTTAATATCCGTGCCCTTAATTGTGCCCTTAGTTGTGTCTACATCGTTATATTCGTCATATTTGCACAATGTTATGATATTGATGCCTTGCGTACATTCAGAAGTTATCATGCCTTCTTTCCGTAGGTGCTCCAAAAAAGAACGGACTTTCTTTTCTGACCATTGCCAACGTTTTGCTAAAAACCTAATGGATGCTGGGTATTGCCCACGATTATAGACCACCTCTCGACCTCCGATACACTCCTTTCGGGGCGTTGCATCAAATCGTGCAGACTGTATTAAGTCTAACCACGCTTCGCAACTGCTAAATGTCCGGGCTTCATTCCACATTATATTCGAGAAGAACCTGCGGCTTAGTTTTATAAATCCTTTATCGTTTTCCATTTGCTTAGAATCTTACGTTAGTTAATTGTCTACCATTAGAATAAACTACCCACTTACCGTTACCCCTATCAAACAGTCGTAAGTCCGACACCTCCCCGAAACGTTTGATGTTACCGCATAAATCCACAATCCAACCACATTCTTTAGAAGGATGCGGGCGGATGGCACGACCGACTATCTGATACCACATGGCCAGTGACATCGTAGGACGTGCCATTACGACCGTATCAAGTTCCGGATAGTCAAAGCCGGTGGTTAATACCCCGACATTGGCAACAACAGATATTTCTCCTGCCTTAAAATGCTTGAGAATCATTTCACGAGTGGATTTTGGAGTATCACCGGATACAATAGCGCAACCAGGTATTGACATCGTTAACCGTTCCGCTTCTTTCAAAAAACGGGTAAAGACCAAAATGCCCTTCCGTTTTCCTCCGGCTTTGGGATTCATCAGTCTTTGGACGATATGAACGAGATAACCGTAGAAGTCTATCCGTTCATATTCTCTTTGGACTGACCTATCTGTATAGTCGGCACCAGTGGTATTTACTTTCAAATTGAGTTCATTCCATCCGGTCGGATTCATCGGATAGTAGTTCAGCTTCGCCAAGTAGCCCATATCTAATAGGGTTGATACCTGTACATGATAAATGACCTCTGAAAAGACATGAGGTTTTGTCCGAGTGATGAATTTCAACATAGAGCCGAAATCACGTGAGGAAGATAATCTATAAGGAGTTGCAGTCAAGCCTAGAACCTTACACTTCACCGCATTGAAGAAATCCTTGTACATCCCCTCTTTAGGGTTAACAAGGTGGCATTCGTCCACAATGATGTTCTTGAAGTGGGTAAACAGTTCGGGATGATTCTTCACGCTGCCTATGGTGGCAAATGTTATCCGGCTTATCTCCTTTGAGTTGAATGAAGCTGAATAGATGCTGCAATCAAGAATACCGTATGAACAGAGTTTCTTGAAATTCTGTTCGAGTATTTCCTTCGAGGGCTGGAACACCAAGGTATGACCGTCAAGCCTTGCAGCTATATCCGCTATAATAAGCGACTTTCCGCTGCCCGTAGGTAGCACCATAATGGCATTTGTTTTCTTCGCCCTGTTATTGAAGAAAGAAACGGCAGTATCAGAGGCTTTCTGTTGGTAATCTCGTAGTTTGTACATTGTCTGCTCTTCTTTCTGTAACGGTTCTGATTCTTCCAAGTTTCATTATCTCATCGCACATCCAAGTATATCCACAGAAACCTTTAGATTTCCGCATTATTTTTTTAGATTCGCTTGGTGTAACATATCTGACTTCCACATTTGCTACCCATCCATCGCCAAAATCATAATAGAAGTTTCCTTCTTTTAGATTTGAATAGATTGGCTTTCCACGTCTAAATGCAACCTGCGAATAGGCATATAAATTTCCTTCTCCAGTCCATTTACCATTCCATGAATTGTTTTTGGGCATAGTGAGGATAAATAAAGCTATTGTCTTATTTTCTTTTTTTATCGGTGTGAGTTTATATTCAACTCCTTCAATGATAGTGGATTTCATATTCCTTTCTCCTTTCGTAACTTCTTATTAAGTGCTTTGTAATACTTGATTAGCTGTTCGTACTCAAAATCAGTCATTTTGGAAGTGCTGGCAACTTTGACTTTCAGCAAATCAAACTTCTGTTGACCGATTTTAGCAATTAGATTCACCCGATAGCCTTCCAAATGGTCGGCTTTGAACCTGTTGCAGTGCCGGCATTCGGCATGGCAATTATTCTCATCAAACCGTGTTGCCAAATGTGTACGACTGAAATAGTGCCCGCAGTCTGCTTGTGTAAACGGCTTTATCTGTCCGCACGAGATACATCTAAAATACCCGTTTGGCATTGCATCACGAAGCCGGATAAAAAGGGAAAACTCTTTGTCGAGCTTAGCTTTCAAATCCGGCTTCTTCTTTACTGTTACCCCTGCTTTATCAAACAGAGGTAAAGGTTTGTCTTTCTTTTTAGCCTTAGTTCGTTTTATGTAGTACGGCATTCTACTATAGGTTTACACAATTCAACAACTCGTTTACAATCCTCCACATCAAACATTCCTATGTGGCAAACTTCATGTGGTATTCCTAATTGAATGGATAACCACAAATAAGCTTTATTCCTATTTGAAGTGTTGGGGATATGTTTCTTCCAAATCTTATTGATTAGGCCTGTTTTGGCAATCTGGTCAAAATAGAAGTGAGCTTCTTTCTTTGCTTCTCTCAATTCCGCATTTGCCAAACGCCCCAATGCCTGGTCTGTACCCTTGTGTACACCAACGTAAGCTCTACAATCACGACACAGATAAATCATTCCGTAGGAGCGTCCGTAGATTATGGAACTATCCACGTATTCGGTAGGCTTACCGCAATAGGGGCAAATCTTACCTGCTATAATTTCATCCATAATTTTTTAATTAAAAGCCCCGAAGCGTATTCTCCGGGGCACAACCATTATTTACTGACCCTTGCCATTTATGTGTGGCTCACATTTATGTGGTGGTAGCAGGACTTGCACCTGCACGATAGGAGTTTCACTTAGTTTTATTGCCGTTGGTGTAGTTTCGCCAACCCATACATTGTCTTTTTCATTTTACACGGGACTCCTGTTCATTTCCGTCAATCTTTCAATTGCACTCTGTCACATGTCCGACTACCCGCAACCTATCTATAAGTATGTCTCAGCTTTAGCGTCTCTCATTGTTCCGCCATACCACCATGTTCGCCAACTCTATCTTCACAGACCGAGCAGGCAGGTTAACAAAGTTATACTTCAATGATTACGATGTCCGGTGCAATATGCCTGATTTGTTCCAATTGTTCATCAATAACCTTGTTCTTGTATTCTTCAATAGCTTCATTCGCACCAGCAGATATAAGAGAAAGAGAAACATCCCGACCGTCCACATCTGCGTAAATCTCAACCTCGATTTCTTCACAGGCAAAACCTTTAAAAAGAGGAATATTTAGCTTGAACGATTTTGGTAAATTAGAATCAACCACCTGAGAGTAATTATCTACTTTGCTTCCATTTTCTTCCTTACTGCGTTCGATGTCTTGGTTTACTTTTGCCTTGAAGTTCTTCAAAGTAGAAACAAGCATCATATTTTGCGATTTATCGGTAAAGAAAGCACGGTGCATCTTGATAAACTTGGATAATTTGATAGGCTCCCATCGCTTTTCAGTGTTGATTCCAAATTCAACCATTTCTTTTGAAGCCTGCAAAAAGCCGTTGATTTCTGTTTGATAGTAGCTGGTTTCATCAATCGTCAGAGCCAGTCCCATCTTATCACGGTTTACGATAATGTTTGTTGCTTTCTGATTAATCAGTTCGACACGTTTCTCCAACCATCTGAAAGGTGCGTCTATAGTTCCACTGATAACGACTCTTTCCGGTTCTTTTGGGTCGAGTGCTACGGGTGCTTCTCCCTCTCTCAATACTACTTCAATTGGTGCACCGTTATAATCTTTCGGTACAATCACGTTTAATTTGTTTTCGCTCATGATTCTGTTCCTGTTTTACGGTTAATATTAAAAATAGTTCTTTGCATTTCCTGCGGCATAATGGGACGGGAATAAACCAGCTCACCAAGCTTGTTGTAATACCCGACCATTTTTTCTTCATGATAGAGAATTTTTACACACTCTTCATTTTCAACATATTCAGAACCTTTCTTTATGTTTTCAAGAAGTTCCTGTTTTCTTTCATTCAAAGGCTTTAATTCAGCCTTAAATGCTTCCATAGCTTCTTTTTTTTCTACCTCAATATCATTAATTTGAATTGAGGTTTCAGCAAGAGACTCTTTCTTTTGCGCCAACTCATCCGGTGTAAAACGGTGAGTATAGCCAATCTCTTCCACTGCATCGGCATTGTCCTGTAAGAACTGCCATCTATCCTTTTCGGGGATTTCTTGACCTAAAAATTTGTCCATAAACTATATGATTAAATAAATTCTTGATTTCTTTGTATTTCCTGCTGAGCATATACCAGCATTTGATGTTCATTTGCAGCCGGCAGATAGATACCTGCCACTGATGCACTCCAATTACGGAAACGATCAATACTTAGGGTCATTTCCCCCGTTGTCAGTTCGGCAGAACTGCGCAAATAGGTTACTTCATTGCCTTTCTTGTTGACCGTCTTTCTCTCAAACAAATCACGGTTGCAAGTCCTCTTATAAAAATCAATTTTTGCTTCATCGAGGCTGCAACCGTACTCACTACCGAAATACCCTAAAAGAAGATGCAAGTAGCTGTTTTGGGCAAGCGTGCGGTTAGGTAGTTTCTTTTTCACTTCCACCACCGCACGTTCACTAAACAGCTTGTTTACATACTCCTTGAACTTGGGTATTTCATAATGATTTGATAAATTAAATATCATTTTTCTTTTTCCAAATATAGCCACCAGCCGTTTTCCTTTTGCCGAGCGTACAAGCATTGATACTTGATGCAGCAACTTGTGTTTCAAGAGAAGCCACTTTTGCACTTTCAAATTCAGCTATATAATTCATTTGTAATCCAAATTGCACAACTGGAATTGAATGAGTTATAGACATCTTTCTTTTAGAAAAACTTGAATGCTTTTTATTATACATTGGATGTTTTTCCCCTTTTCGGCTCATTGACATTCGTTTTTTAGTTTCTACATTGATAACTTTACCTTTAGCAGATTTACTAAAACGGCTTTTAGTAATAGGATTATTATTGTTTTCCGTGCGAGTTACCCACCTTAAATTACAAACATTATTATCCGTTCTAATTCCATTAATGTGGTCTACCTCTGGTTTATTAAATGGATTGGGGATAAAAGTTTCTGCAACAATTCGATGTAACAGTCTTTTATCTTTTCTCAAAGTAACATAAACATATCCGTTCTTTACTCCAACATTTGGAGTAAGCACCTTATTAGGATTCCGAACTTTACCTGTATTAGAAACTTGATAATATCCATTATACCCTTTTACTGTTTTCCAAATCTCTTCCATATCATTCTTCAAGTCGAACAACATACGCTAAAAAGGCAAATCGTCCTTTACATTGCCATTAGCATCAACCGGAGGCGGGAAATTCTGCGGCTGTTGCTGATAGGTCGACTGTGGCGCTGGCTGTTGTACCGATGTTGTTTGTTGGGATTGCGATACACCACCACGCGCATCTATTTTGTAGCACCGAATAGATGCCATACGTTTGAGTTCTCCGTCTTGATTCGTCCAAGAACGCCCTTGTAAGACAAATGATACAGTAACAACATCACCCTGATTAAAGCGGTCAAGTTCTGCACACTTATCGCCTGAAAACTCTAAGGGAATAACATTCTCATACTCGCTACGCTCTCCCGTATAAGGGTCGTAAGTGGTAGCATCTAAAATGAACTCCCGTTTTGTAAACGAGGAACCACCGTTTTTGGATGGTATTTGAACAGTTTGTCCGATTTCGATTATCCGTCCGGTTATTTGGTTTGCCATAGTCAATCTATTTTTTCTTTTATTAAATATTTAATTAAATCCCTGTATTCTGCCCATTCTAGAAATGAACGAAGCAAATCCCTATTATCCCGTTCCATCCCATCATACCGGTAGCAGGTTATCGCAGGAGAATATCTTTCAAGCGGTAACCCTCTTACATCATATCCATGCTTGTCTATTTTATAGCCATCGAACACAAATAAGTCGAAATGGAATATATCCGCTTTAAAAATCTCAAGATAAAGCCGCCATTGGCAAGAATTGATATAGTCAGTATCAGACGGGGAAGAATACTTAGTCTTTATATCCCGTATCTCTATACCGTCTATCATATCAGCGCATCCGGTTATGACAGCATCTCCAAAATCTTTGTAAATGCGTATTTCATGGAAAGCGTCGGGATGTTCGTTGCGGTAATCCATTGCGACCTTACACTGATTCACATCCAAAATAACACCGAAGCCATCAATATTGAATTTGCGTCCACAAGGAACTGGTTCTTTCTGTTCTTTTCCATAGTAAAGGAAGGTACGTTCCCCGGCAGAAACTTTATCATACACAGGCTTCCCCGTTTCCACAATGGAGTGGAAAGCGGTGCCTATGCGAGTGTATTCATTCCCGGCAAATATACCTGTTATGCTTTCTATTACAGATTGCTCGGTAATTTCATAATTGGCATATTCGCTCTGTTCAATGTACTTTCTGTATGCTTCGAGTTGTGTAACTCTTATAAGAGGCTTAAGCGGCTGCATCTTTTACGAATTTCTTGTTTTCGTACTTATACCCCTTGGATGCAAGGTTAGACTTCATTTCAGAGAAAAACGGATACTGAAGTACTTGTGGTAATTCTTTCATTGCTTCGATGAGTGCAGCTATATCTTCATCTGTCATAGCGGATGCGAGATTATCTCTAAGAACAGCAAGCATCTCATTGGCTTTCTTCTGTTCCTCTGATTTATTTTGTATTGCTTGCTTTACTGTAGAAATCACATTTTCCATAAATGTAGAAAAATCAGCACTAGATGATTCTGGTATTTCCATCATCTTTAATTGTGCTACATTTTTCCCAATAAAAGTATCAGTTGGTTCGAATGAAATAGTGCGCTTACCATTTACTTTAGATATATATCCTACCTGATCAGCAATACGGAGAAGCAAATCCTTACTCTGTCCTGTGCAATCCGGTGAATGCTTTATTATGTCACCCTCAGCCACCTCTTTATCATGGCAAATAAAAATAATGTCAGAACCATTGGAACGAAGTTGATTAACAAACGACTTAAAGTCTTCTGCTATTTGCCCAAATCTTTTTAAAGTATTGGTTGCTAACTTGTAGTTGTTTTTTACAGCAAAATTCATCAGATAATCATCCAAGCACGCCTTAGCAGTATCGCAAATGATAGTACTATAAGACTTCATTGTTTCATATTCCGCCGTTATATCTTCCCATTTGTTGGCGATAAGGGTATCACATCGTTGTACAGCTCTATCATATCCTCTATCTGTATCTATTAAAAGAGGATTATACGCAGTTGTAGCAACAGAAGTTTTTCCTGTTCCCGGTGTGCCATATAGCACGATAATCACTGGACGTTCAGGAGTTACATCATTTTTTTTAATAATTGGCATATCTCATATTATTTAAAGTGGTTTAAATTGCTCCCGGAGTGCCGATCAAAGCAAACCGGGATTAAGTTAAGATAGTTTGCGGATAATCTCACCGCCATACGAGTTTTTAGCCAGTTCTATAAACTCATATACAGTAAACCTATCATTGTCTACATCTATACCTTTGTCCTTACAAAAAGCTTCTCTTCCAGCCTTGCAACTCCCAGTGAGTACATGATGCCATATAAACAAGTCTTTAGCAGAATACTTTCTAGAAAAGTCAGAAAAATGCTCTTTAAATTTAAGAATCCTTTCCTCTTCTGTACTATCATCATAAAGCTTTTCTCGCAAAGATTCAAATGCCTCATGTAGAGTATTACCATGAGAAAATTGATTGTTCTCTTTTGCTATAAAACAGGGAGTAAGAGATAAATCAGACTGAAGGATAAAACCTTTTGCGATATTACCCTTTACATTTGTGATAATAGTAGGTATACTATCTACTACATAAATAGAATTCCCATTTATGGATTTTATGCCACAGCCAGAGCCACAGCCATCGCCACAGCCAGAGCCATAGCCAGAGCCAGAGCCAGAGCCACAGCCAGAGCCACAGCCATCGCCACAGCCAGAGCCATAGCCAGAGCCACAGCCATCGCCACAGCCAGAGCCACAGCCAGAGCCACAGCCAGAGCCACAGCCAGAGCCACAGCCAGAGCCAATACTTAGAAACTGCTTTATTCTATCTTCCATTACCTTGCCCATACCGGTACACTTTCAATAGATTTTACAGCTTCATCCGAACACGGGATAATTTCAATCACATCCAGGATCTCTATCTCTGGAACCGTAACTGTGAATTTGCATTCATGTGGGTTAGTTGTACCATTAACTGCTAATTGAGATATACTAGCAGCACCATCCCAATACCACAATCTACGACAATTTGCGAGCTTAACCTCTCTACCATTTCTTTCTACTAACTCTCCGAAAAATACACCGGAGCGATCTCCTCTTACAATTACTTTTTTCATAACTATATATATTATTAAAGTGGTTAATCGAAAATAAAGCGTCTATTTTCACAAAACGACGGTTATTTGAAATTCTTTAAAATCTCTAAAGCCTTTTTCTTATGAATCATAATTTTACGGCCTTCCTGAATAATAGCTTTATCTATTTTACCGCTCAATTTGAGATTTTTAGCAGCACAAATAGAACAGTTCAATAAAGAAGCAAGTCCTTTATATCCATATACATACTCTTCCTCCTCAACTATCTGAGGTTTTGGTACTAAGCTTTCAAATAAATTTTTAAATTCTCCAACTGTTAGTTTAAAGAGGGGGGTATCATCTAATATTCTTTCAACTCCAATCATTTCTATATCCTCCTATCTTTTGATTGAACTTCTTTATAACTTCTCTCTAGTAACATTACTATAGTGAGAACTACCATTATAACGGCTGATATAGTCTCTTTAGTAGTTATTTCCAATTGCGTCGCTAAATGCATAGACATCCCCAAAGCAATGACCGCAATTACATTTTGTATTTTATGAATTGTTTTCATAGAATCTATTTTTATAGTTAATATTAGACAGCAAATAGCTATTATACTCTTCTTGCTCTTACAGAAGTTTCCACCGTTGTTCTCCTACTTCTTCTCATGTCGCCTTGCTCATGAAAAAGAGAAAAGGAAAATATACCAATAAATATCCAAGCCGTAGATGCACGTACAACAGGGGAAAAATCAAAAGTAAATTCAATTCCTGAAATCCTTTCATAAAACCTACGACATAACTGCCTTCCATTTTTGACATTAAGAACCTGAAAAGCTTTTTGTAACTGGTTATTGATAGTACTAGATGCCCGACATTTTATTTCAGCAATTTCTTCTTTTTCTAATCCTGAAATATACATCTGGGTGGTCAGTTCACATTCAGGAGTAAGTTCAGTCAATACTCTTTGCATGGTTATCAAATATTACTTTAGTCTAATAATAGAAGTATATCCGGGATTTGCGGTTTCTGAAACCCGAAACATCAAATCTATATTTGACTTTAATTTTTTAGTTAATCGAGCATCACGATTTCTACGTGCAGCTTCTGATTTTATTCCTGTATGTCGGGATTTATCATAGGGAACTTTATAGATATCCCCTACTTTCATTTTATCAAACAGTTTTCTCGTCTGATAGCTTTCGTCAACTACAATTTCTTTTTCCATAAGATTAATTATTTGATTATTATTGTGAATAAGCCCGGATTCGAACCGGGATTTGCAAGATTTCGTTTGTACGTTTCAATTGTGGTTCTGACTTCCCCGATCGTCTTTCCTGCTTCGAGGCTAGCCAGCCGTATTATCAAACTAAGCGTCTACCAATTCCGCCACTTATCCTTATTAAAAAGTGCACTATCTTCGCAGACCGTACACTATACAACCACACAAATAAAAAATAAAACACTACATAAAAGTGCCCTACCCGATTCTCGCTATCGGATACCGTTCAATCCGTCAGTAGGGCTATATATACACACTAATAGTGTGATGATCTTTAACTTATCGACTGCTGCTGTCTTAGGCTCATATCATCGCCATCGATTGCTTATACAGTTTATTATTCTCCGCCTCGGCTATAATGCTTATTAGCGCAGGCTACTTTAACGTGCCCTGAACACGGCTTCATTTTTGAGGGTTAAGCCTCCCATCCCGAATTAGGATTCATCGGTTTACCTTTGTGCCCTGAAAGCGTTTCGCTCGCTTCTTACGTAGGTTCTAACCTAACAGAGATTCGTAAAATTTTATACTTTCCAAAAAGGAATCTATAATTTCACTTTTAGTTTTATTACTTTTCGCCAATTTCCTAACAGTGGATTCATCATAAGTTTCTAAGTCTTTCACATATTTACGAAGAAAGACTAATTGATTATTTATATATTCTATATCCATAATTACCTCCAAGAACTATCACGATTTATATAATCAGCATGATTTCCGGTAAAGAACGCTTTCAATACATTACCTTCTTTTTTAGGAAACTCCGGCTTATATGACTTCTTTTCCTCTTCAATCTCTCTATATTCTCTCTGTTGTCTCTTTGCCAAGAACCAAGCCTGTTTCAATGCTTCACTCAAAGAGATACGACGATACGCCTTCAAGATGTGAGCGTGTTTCATTATCTCACTGTTATTGAATTTACCGTTTTCTGTTAAGAATGTAAATGCGTTCATAATCGTATCTTTTTAATTTTAATATAAATGTACTATTGCGAATCATTTCAAAGTTGCGTATCTTTGCGATGTTTCGATGATGCAAATATACAGATTTATTTTCAGCAATCAAGGATTTTACTGAATTTATTTCAGCATAAAACATTATTTAACTATTTCTTGAATTATACATTATTATATTATGAAACAGAAAGCTACTTTAATGATTAGCATTGCTTCCCTCATTATAAGCATTGCTTCTATTTGCCTGGTAAGTCTTAGATGTGAACCAATGAAAGCGGATTGGTTAGGAATACTTGTGGGTATATTAGCCTTTTGCACTACAATATTAATTGCTATAGTAGGAGGTGGTTTTTATTTTAATCATGAAATAATTAATAAAAAAATAAGAGACTTAGATAATAGATATGCAGACATCGCTTCTGACAGTTTATTTTATAATCATATAAATGATATTCAATTTTTTACATATCATAAATATGGGGAATATTTTAGTTCATTGAACGCCTGTATATCAGCATTAAAGCATAATTGTGATGAAGGTAAAAGAAGAATGTTTATAGAATACATAAATAATATCACAAAATCTTATCATATAGAAATGAATAAAAAGGATATTGTCATAATAATAGATGCTTTAAAAAGAATAAAACATATAGAAGGAATAGAAGAATTAATTGAACAACTTAATCAAATAAGCAAGAAGCTTTCTTAAAATAGTCTATTGCAATTAGTAATACAAAAATAAAATATCCAATAATAAATCCTATTAGAATTGATATATTACGGTTTTGTGATAAACAAGCTACCAAAGTAAATATGAGAATAAAAATACCGAAAAAAAACATAATATAAAGCACATATTCCCAATGCGATTTAATTTTTCTCATAATCAATTTGGATTAGCTGTTATTAATTGAAAATAAAAATATCCGCAATAGGTTGCAGCTACTACGGATACCATATATTAAACCTCTAACGAGGGAAGTTTAACCACTTTGTCTCTGTAACATCTGCAACTTGTTACGATGCAAAGATACAGAAATAAATTCAGTATGACAACAAAAGATAGATTAATAACATTTCTTGCATATATAAATATAAGTCAAGGAAAATTCGAAAAGGGGGTTGGTTTATCAACTGGTTTTGTTAATAATGTAGGAGACAGTATAAGAAAATCTACTCTTGATAAAATTTCCTCTGTATATCCTGAATTAAATACAGCATGGCTACTCACAGGCGTTGGAAATATGATAAATGAAAATAAAAACAACGTAGGAAGAGATAACTATGGTGTGCAAGGAAACGGTTCTCAAAATATTTCAGGCAACATGGTCAACGTAACTATGCCCGAATCCGGAACTCAAAAAATTATTAAGCCCACCGGTGAAGTTGAAATACAGCGACTAGACCCAAGCGACAAATCAAACTCGGGTGAGCTCGATAGGCTACAACAGCGTATCCAAGATTTGGAAAGAATCATATCTGAAAAAGACGCTACAATAAAGTCTAAGGATGATTTAATATGTGTTTTAAAAGATATGCTCAATAGGCAGTAAGTATTAGGTTTAGGTTATGTTTTATTTGTAAAATAATAGAACATGCAAAATACAAAAAAGTTGAATAAAACCAATATAGAAAGTAACAAATTATCATAATTTAAACGCAATAAGCAATAATAGGATACATTAATCAACAAAAATGCTATACATTAAAACTAGCTGACAGCATTTTATAGAAAAGCTATGAATATAAAAAGAAACTGCATATTTCTTTTAGACAAAGAGAAAGACAAACTGGATGCAAAAATTCGCTACAGGATAAAGTGGGACAGAAATACAGTTGCATTTAACGTCGGGCATCGTATAGACATAGACAAATGGATACCAGATGCACAGCGATGCAAGAATAATACAACTCATGGAGCTAAGAAAACGCATTCTTCTATTATTAATAGGGATATTCAAAAATACCAGGATATATGTGATACAGTCTTTTTTTATTTCGAACAGCAAAACATATCTCCAAGCCCCGAAGAATTTAAAAATGAGTTTAACCAAAGACTTGGTAAAAAAGTAAAACCAGAACGGACTATATTTGAATATCATATAGAGTTTATGATAGAACAAGGTCACGAAAGTCAATGGAGTGAATCCACATACAAAGAGCATAGGACAATACAACGTAGACTGAAAGAGTTTGCTCCTAAGTTAGAGTTTGAGGATTTAACCCAGAAGGGGCTTTCCAAATTTGTTGACTATCTGCAAACTATACAAGTCAATTCAAAGAAAAAGGGATTAAAGAATTCCAGCATAAGAAAGAATCTAGATAATTTAAAATGGTTTCTTCGTTGGGCTACCAATAAAGGATATAATAAAGAAATGGCTTTTACAACTTTTCAGCCCAAATTGAAGGAGGTCAAGAATGCAATCGTTTACCTTACATGGGAAGAACTAATAAAATTATACAACTTCAAAGTCCCTTCAACCTGCCCCCATCTAGAAAAAATAAGAGATGTGTTTTGTTTCTGTTGTTTTACATCATTGAGATATTCAGACGTTGCAAATCTTAAAAGGGCAAATGTGTTTGAAGATCATATACAGGTAACGACTATCAAGACTTATGAGACACTAAGAATCGAACTAAATGATTATTCAAAAAAAATATTAGATAAATACAAAGAAGAAACATATAAAAGGGATTTGGCTCTTCCTGTAATATCCAATCAAAAAATGAATGATTATTTAAAAGAACTAGGAGAGCTATGCTGCATAGATGAACCTGTATCCATTACATATTATAAAGGTGGAGAGCGATATGATGAAACTTATAAAAAATACGAGCTTTTGACTACACATTGCGGAAGGAGAACATTTATAAGTAATGCTATTATGTTAGGGATTGCACCTGAAATTGTAATGAAATGGACTGGACATGAAGATTACCGGACGATGAAACCATACATAGCCATTGCGGACAAAGCTAAAAAAGATGCGATGGATTTATTCAATAAAAGATAGTCCCCAGCACAAAAAACAGGGACTAAATCAGGGACTTTTTAATTACCGATACTAACCTATAATGTCTATAATATATTCATATAAGGTATATATAATCCCATAATAGCCGACATTTACTTTCAGTATTTTATATTAGTCTTCTCGTACCCACTACTAAATAAAAGAGGAAATGTAGTTAAACTACATTTCCTCTTTTATTTTATATATCTTAAAGTAGGAATCTTTATCTATCCTCAGCCGGATTCTGTCTTCCCGCTTTTGCCCAGCCAGATTAACAAATAAGTTAAAGTATAATTGACTAAAAGAAAGCTCGGAATGATCATAAGTTATATCAAATGTCCAGGTCCTGCGAAATGAATCAAAAGTAGCAAAAGACTGTTCCCCTCCTTTACACATAAAGACTTCCGGGAAAGACGCTGGCGGATAAGGCTGGAATAAACCGGCCAGTTGAGCATAAACATAATCAATCATCCATTCATCGTCGGTTAAAGTTAACTCTCCCTTTAAACGAAGTTTAATGGCATAACTAGCAGTAGCATCTGCGGAAGTATAAACAGGAATCTGGCTTTCTACCGGATAATTACCGTCTTTGTAACCGAGGCTCATAGTCAATACGGATTTACCTACACCATTGAACTCTGCAACCTCCCGGGTTCCCGACTGATTTTTCAGATTAATCATAAACGTCAGCTTGCCAAGAGTCGGATCACCCGGATACTGCGCAAGCGTATCCAATACATAATCCTCTTCATTATAGCTCTCAGCCACCAAAATACTATTAGATCCTACTTCCAGAGCCGGACCGCCTTTTTCAATATCCACATTACCCACAGGATAATATATCGCATCATTATCCTTCACACAACTGCAAAAACAAAGCAGCAATACAGCCGCTCCTATAATTTTATTCATCAT